AAATATGGTCTCTCTGAAGCGTTGCCTACTCTTGTGAGCATAATTTGACCAGCGGAGCCGTCATTTGTTCCGCCTGTGTTGAGATTGAGAATAATTTGATTTATTCCGTTTTGTTCGGTTCCTGTATAATTCGTTCCAAATACCATTTGTTGATATTTGTAATCCCCTGCCAAAGTTGTTGTGCCGTATCTCAACTGTAAATAAATATCAGCGGAAGCCGTGTTAGGTGTTTCCATATGTTCAACGACTATCAAATAAGTTCTGTAAGTTGAAGTAAAAACAGAATCAAAATTAGTTCCAGCTGAGTTGGTAATTGATTGACGAGTAATCAAGCTCATTCCAGCTGAACCGACTGTTGCCCACTCTGGAGCTGTTGCGCCTGAATTGACGCGAAGAACTTGATTAGCCGTTCCAATTCCTAATTTAGTAAAAGTGTCTGCGCCTGTGCCATAAACTAAATCGCCAGCCGCATCAAATGCGGTTGCGACTGTATTGGTAAGCGTTACTGATCCACTCGTTCCGCCACCCGATAAACCGGTTCCAGCGACGACTGCGGTAATATCTCCACCATCAGTCCAAGTGAAATCCATATCAGTATTCGTTGCTTTTGATAGCACTTGTCCGGTTGTGCCACCTTTGAGATCGACGAGAGAAGTATCAATAGAGCTCCCGAGCGTTCGGATAGCCGCCGCGCCGTCCTTGACTAGGTCGGTATCGTCCGGCGTCTCCCAGCCGAAGTTCGTTGTATTAGCCATTAGTTAGTTCTCCTTCTAGGCGACTATTGTAGCGTTCAGCCACTCTAAAGTGGGTGAAATGGTATTCCAAGTTTCGACCGCTGGAACCGAGTTCCATCTGAAGGCTTGGAGCGAGTAAGAAATCGGGGAAATGTTCAAGGTGAGATTTAGCGAGTTGAGCCCAGCTTTCCAAGTCCAACCTTCCACAAATCCTTGGAATTCGCCGTTAGGCATATTGGCTGGCAAATTCGCGATATTTAGGGGAAGGCCCATAAAGACGTTGAGAAGGGCATCGCGATCAGCGTCGTCGATTTCAGGGCTACCGACTGGGAAGCTAATTTGCTTCAAGGCAAATTCAGGATAAGCGCGAATAAGAAGATAGAAGGCGGCTTGAGCCGCGGCATCGGCTTGTTGTCTAAGCGTTGTGCTAATGGTTGAGGCTAGTTGCCCAAATAAGGAAATCGAAGCCAAATCGCTATCTGTGACATTACTAGCGGAATTATTGCCGTAAGCGATGGTAATGGCATTTCTGACATCGCCAGCGCGTTTGGTAATGGACAAGGCTGGGCCGATTGCGTGATTGCCATCTAAATCGACGTATCCGTTAGTTGCTAGATATTGACCGCGTCGAGTTGAGTCCGCATATCCAATTCGACCTTGAGCATCTTCGTAAAGATAGCCAAGACCAGAGGTGGCATAAGAACTGGCCAAGTTATAAACGGTGTCATTCAAGCCAGATTGCGAATGAAGCTCATAGTCGCCCGGTTGGTCGATTTCGCCTAGACCGCTGTTTTCAGCATTGGCCCAAGTCGTCGAAGGGTCATAGTCGTTCCAAGTAACGCCAGAAGGAACCTCGTCCCAGCTATCAAACAGAACTCCGCTGAGTAATTCATAGATTCGGTCGCCGTCAAATTGATGGTTGAAGTTACCAGTATAAATTGCTCGAGCCAAGCGAGCCAAGGCTCCTACGCCTACGATTTGAATTCGTTGGCTTAGAGCGGTTGAGCCAGAGGTTTCGACTGTGATTGACAAGTCGCTTAGGAAGCCACCAAAGAGACTAACCCAATCGCCGTTGGAATCTTGAACTTCAATGGTTAGAGGGTCATTGATTTGGTAAGGAACGTTTGACTCATTTGTTTCAATGAGACTGAAATTACAATATCCAGCAACCGGCTGAGAGTAAATATCAGAACGCCCGGAAGTAATAGTTAGACCGCTCAAAGTTGAATTCGTTACTGTGTAACCATTGATTTTGACTCGATAAACGGGATTCCAAAGCGTCATAGGATTAGTTGGCTACTTCCGCCGCCAGAGCGTCGCTCGGAATTGTTGAGGGCTTCAATAACTGCTCGCGTAAATCCTTGTTCGTCAATAACGCTCGGGGCATTGACATTGACAATAACGTTTCCGCGTTCATCGCCAGCTCGAACACCAGCAACGTTGAAATTATTTGGAATTGCGTTACCGCTAGGAACTGACAACGGAGTAATTGTTGGAATGGTAGGAGTTGGGGTGATTGTGCCAGTTGATCCGCCGGTCGTTCCGCCGCCTGTAATACTGCCGCCAGTTATCGTTGGCGGTGTAATTGTGATTCCTCCACCTGTCGCGGTTCCGCCGAATGGTAGGCCACCCGGAGCGACTGTGTTAGATCCTGTCGAACCGCCTCCGCCGAAGCTAACTCGATTGATGGTCGGAGTATCTGGGCCAGTCGTCAGTAAATTCTTTGCGCGAATAAGCGCATTGATTCCAGCAATAGCCGCGTTGATGATTGGCTCGAGAGCGCGGAGAGCGATTGAAACGGCTTGAACAATTCCGCTGGCAACTGTACTTAACCCTTTGATTGCGTTGCCAAGTGTGAAAGTGATAAATGGAACTAAGAAGTCTTTGGCGAAATTGTAAAGTCCCTTGATAGCTTCTTCATTATCTTTGAAAGCTTTGATAACTGGATCAATGGCCGCTTCCTTGAATTGTTTGAGTCCGGGAATGGCAGTTGTTGTAATGAATGTTAGAAACTTTTCAATAAGTGGCAATAGAGCGGTTCCTAGAGTTTCTTTAGCCTCATCGAAAGCGACTTGAACTCTAGCGATTTTGCCTTGGAAGGTGTCGGCTTGAGTTGCCGCCGCGCCTCCGAAAGTTGAGCTCAGTTGGCTGATTGCGCCTTCAAGTCCGAGAGTCTTTATTTCAGCGGCAGATAGACCAACGCCTAAACGAGTAAGCGAGCCAGTATTGCCTTCATACGCTTTACCTAACGCGTTAGATACTGTCTCGACGTCTTTGCCAGTAGCGGCAGAAATATCAAGGGCTAACGTCAATAAATCTTGCGACTTAGTTAGGTCGCCGGTTGCGATAGCGAGTCGCTGATAAGCAGGGCGAAGTTTGTCATCGGCGACGCCAGTCGCGAGAGAAGTCTTGAGAATTTGTTTCTCAATAGCGGCAATTTGAACATCAGTCGCGTCGGTAACGTTCTTGAGCGCATTTGCTAAACGTTGTTGGGCGGCTTCGTCTTCGATTGCGGCTTGGACACCATCGACTGCCAACTTGACCGCATACGCGCCAGCGGCGGCCGCGGCCGCTACGAAAGCCGCTTTAGCGGCGGCTCCGAACTTCTCTACCTTGCCAGCAAATCCCTGAACTTCATTCTCAGCGGTTCCAAGCTTCTTCTTGAGATCATCGACGTCGGCAAGAATCGAGAGCTTGAGTGTTCTACTTCCTGCCATTATTTATCCCATTCTTTCAAAATCTTGGAGAACGCTTCTTCCCATTTGCGAATTAGTTCAGGCTGTATTTTACGAAGTGCCGGATAGATGAAATAGCCAGAATTTCCTCGGCCTTTACGAGGGGTTCGTCTTGGGAATTGAGGATAACGATTAGATCCGAATTCGTAACCCGCCCAGAGGTCTTTAGTCGTTCCTCCACCAGAGAAACGTTGAGATGCGAATCCATAAGAGAACTCGCCAACCTTCGAGGACTTCGAAACCCTAACGCCGCTTGTAATGCGATTGACAACGGCCTGTCCGAAGGTTCGGGTGATTCCGTAGGCTTTGACTTCGTTGGCGGCGTACTGAGCCAGCGCGTAGCTCTCGCGTTTAGCCGCATCAACAGCTTCAGAGTCCATCGCTTTGAAAGCGGTAATGACTGACCTAAGTTCGCGCCGGTCATAGCCAATCGCGTCATCTGCCACCATTCCGCTCCTTCAGTATTTCTATTGCCGTCAAGACTTGGTCGAAGTCAGTCCATTCGCTCATCGGAATTCCGGTTGCTATCGCGATTTCAACGATAAGGCGATTTACGCTTCCGGACTCGTAACTTTTGGGCTTTCATCTCCAATCGTCATTTCATCGATTGATAATTCCCAAATCTCTTGAGACTTGGTTGGCTTTCCAGCCGCTTCGCGTTTGTAAGCGAAGTAAGCCAGATCGAGGAAGTCCGCTTGCTGATAAGCCGAAATATCCTTCATCGAATAAATCGACTTGCCAGTCTTGCGCTCCCACTTAGCCCATTCGGGTAAGCCAGCGACGTAAGTGACTTCCTCGCCGTTTGTGTATGTAATTTTGATTGATAACTTCATAGCTCCCGATTCCTATTCTTAGCTGAAGGTTTCTGTTACTTCACCCTTTGAAACTTTGAAGGTGAAGGAAACTGTTTGTGCGTCGATTCCTGATCCGCCAGCAGTTGGAAACTCTGGGAGGATTGGGAATGAGAATACTGCGCCTGTGGCGGCAGTTAGGCTGACTGTGATGGTTGTGTCTGGCGCGGATTCTGCCGCAGTCCATAGAGCCTCACACACTGAGTTTGCCTTACCCCAATCGGCGAGCATATCGAGCTGGAAAGTTCCTTCGATATTTACTGTCTTGTAAGCCTCGCCGTCGAGTGTCTGATAGGTCTCGCGAACGTTGGTCTTTGTCAAGACTGCGTTAGTCGCTTGGGCTTCAATATCTGTTCCACCTGTGAAAGATAGCGAAACGTCGCGACCAGTAATGACTACTGTTGCCACTTTTTCTCCTTAGTTAGTCTGTGTGTAATAGGTGGAAACGCGAATATCTGCGACCAATAAATTGACCGCACCCACTTGCGTAACCGAAGGCCGTTCGACTGGGCCGACTGTGTAGCCGTCCGGTATAACTGCCAAAACTGAGATGATGAGTTGCTCGAGATTATCGAGAGAAGCAGGATTAGAAAGATAGGCGACTCCGCAAGTGACTGTCATATTGATCTTGGCGTGAATGGTTGAGTCGTTGATTGTGTTCAATTCGAGATAGGGCGAATCTGGAACAAGAATAACCGCTGGCACTTGAACCGCTTCTGGAACGTATGAATAAACGTTCGCAGATACCGACCCGAGTGCGGTGGCCAGCGGTGTCCGGATAGAAGAAAGAATAGTGCTAGGCATCAGCCAACCATCGCATCTGTGTCGAGGTATGGGCCAAGAAGACCAGTTACTTTGGCGAGAAGATTCTTAGATAGGCGATAAGGGGTTACTGCAAAGTCGATTCCTTCGATGGATCCGCCAGATGCGGTGCGAGCTTGGAAGATTTCGACAGAGATAGCCAATACAGCAGATTCGACGTTAGGGTTTGCGACATAGGTTGAGAGGCCAGAGAGAGCAGAGTTTCCTGCTGGGATAATGTTCTTTTCCAGTATGTCAGCATTTGTGATTGAGGCGGTAAATACATAGTCGGTAATTTCGTCGTCGGTTACTGTGTGAGTTCCGTTGAATGGCGAACCGCATCCAGTAATGATGACGGATTGGCCTTGAGTAAATTCGTGAATAGTCGCAGTCTCAAAATATGCGACATTGTCTTCAAGTTTGACTTTGTTGATTTTGCTTTGGAAAGTGACGAGCATCGGAAGAATCAAGTTCTCCGAAGTGTCAATAATGTCATTCAGGTAAGCATCGTTATAAAGGGATGACGAGACGCCAAGAATGGTTCTTAGCTCTGTGGCCGTAACTATTGTTGGCATCTCGCCTTCCTTTCGATCTAGGGGGTCTAAGCCAGCTCGGGAGCGGACTGGCTCAGACTATTGAGATTTACTACGCGTTGTCGTTCGCTGTGTAGCCACCAGGAAGTTTTGGAGCTACTGCCGCATAGCCGTAATACATTACGGAGATTTGGCCGCTTGCGATTACGTTGGTCTGAAGTGTCAGACGTGGGCTCTCGTAGAATGTGAGAGCGTCTGGGTTGATGACGTAGATTGATCCGTCGCCAGTTCCAGATAGTGAGCGTGAAACGTAGAGGTCTAGACCTGCGACGTTGCCGCGAACTGAAAGCGGTGAAAGTGCGCCACCTGCGTTTGATGGGTTGGAAGCGATATAGATTGGGCGACCATTGTCATTCAATCCCATAATTTCAGCCCATACGTCTGGGGAGACTACGACGTTGCGAGCAAAGCCGAGTGATCCGGTATAGACGTTCTTTGCCGCGTTAGCAAAGAAAGCAAGGTAGTTAGCCGCTGTTGCGCCAGCCTTTGCGGTTGATGCTGTTGCGGTTGCGGATGCGCGAGTTACTGCGTAAGCGTCAGTTGCCTTTGCGTATGCGAACTCCATTTGACGAACGAGTTCAGCAAAGAAAGCTGGAGAACTGCGGTCGATTAGTTCGACGGATACTGTTTGTTGTCCAGCGAATTTCTTGACATCAACAGAAATATAAGCTGTTCCCATATCTGTCTCAGAAGGTGTGCCTTCTTCGTTTGTCAATGCCACAGTTGGCGCGGTGTTGATGCGAGGCAATTCGAAGGTCATTCCGGAAGCCGCTAGGGTTTCGCGAGAAAGAGCATCGATGAAACCGCGATCGCCATTGGATACGCCATTGATGAGAGTTGTGCTCTGTGGTGTTGGGATGAATCCGGCGTTGTCTGTTGTGTTATCAGCGGCGCGGAGGTAAGAACGTGCGTCATCGTCGCCAAGTGCGGCGCGGATGCTGTTCTCTAGGTATTTTGCCTTTGTAAATTCAAGGCGAGGGGCGGTGTAGAAAGCTGGGCGTGATGCCGCAACTGTCTCGACCTTAGCAGCTTCTACCGCTTCTTCGACGGCAGGAACTGGAGCGGTAGTGTCTGACACTTGGTCTCCTT